TCGAATTTGTGGCGCGGATCAATCAGCCTTGCGGGCCGGCAGTTTGAAGTCAGTGACGCGGTCGGCAATGTTGCGCACCTTCTCCACACCGAGGAAGCCGACCCAGCCACCTACGAACGTGGACATGCTCTGCGGCAGGCCGAAGAACTCCAGGCCGCTGATGATCGTCAGGGTCAGGCCGCCGCAGATCGCACCCTCGACCAGCATCTGGCGACGGGTGCCACCTCCGTAGGTGATTCGCAGAACAGCCATGGCGCAGGAAAGGCCTGCCGCGTACAGGAGGGGCGAATGCTGGCTCAACCACGCAAGAGCAATCGCCCAGGTGTCTGGTTTGTCTGGCATGTTGGACATACTCGATATCCCCTGAGGGGCGACAAGAAGAAAAGGCCCGGTAAGACCCTATTGTGTGACCGGGCAAGCGGCGAGGAGAAGAAAAAGATGGCTCCGTGCTATCGTCGCAATCCCTACAGCCGCGACACAGGATGGAACCATGGCAAACTTCATATTGACGTTCAGGATTAAAGCGGACGAGACATATCAAGACCGATACGACTCGTTGCTGGAGCAGCTTTATGCGATAGCCCCGAGCCCCAAGGTCTGGGAGGAAACATCTTCCTTCGTGGCATTCGAGTACTCAGGAAGCCTGGACGATGTCCATACCAGGCTGAATCTGTACAGCAAATTCAGCTCTACCAAGGACACCATGGTGATTATCGACCTGACCAACAGGAGGAAAATCGCCGCAGGCGTCGTTAAGTACGAGGCAACCCTAGACCGCTGCCTGGGCTTCTGAACCAAACAAGAGCGCCTCGATCTCGGCCAGTTTGCGTTCGTTCTCGCGGAGGCTGGCCTCTTGATAGGAAACGAAGCCATTTGCCTGGGTCAGCTTTTCCTGAGCATCGCGCTGAATGGCCTTCGCCTCTCGCAGCTTATGCTCGCAGCTGAGGATATCCTCGACAAGGCAGCGGTACTTGCTCTTCATGCTGATCTCCAAGAACAAAAATCCCGGCGCTTGGCCGGGACTCTTGAGGCCCTCTTCGGGCAATAAAAAACCCGGCTTTTTGGGCCGGGTTCAGAATGTTTTCGCCAAAGGCGAAATTATGACGATGGCGAAATAGTGCCAAAACTCTCCTCAAACTGTCAAGCGGCTATTTCCTGCGTCTCGTCATTGCGTTCACGGAGCCTTTCCACCACCCGAGCAACAGGCTTGAGCGCCTGCTTGTCGAGCTTGTCGACCTGAGCGCAGAGAGCATCCCACACCTCCTGCCAATCCCTTGCCCAGTTCTGCGGGTTCATCTTTTCGCCGGTGCGGTCCTCGACGAACATGCACACCGCCCCCGGCCCCATCGCCTCGCCGCCGTGGACGAGGATCTTGTGCGATTGAAGAGCAGCCATGGCCATCCAGTAGGCGCGCTGCTTCTTGCGGTCTGTGAGCGCTTCCAGGCCGCTCCCGAGCCATACCAAGCCATGGGAGATGCTCAGGTCGTTACCGCTGGCCACCGGCGAGTACAGGAAGTGCCCAAGGTGGCGCAGCGACTTCGGCAAGGAATCGATCGCCTGGAGCACCAGGCCGGCGGTCAGCATGTGGGCGCAGCGGTCGTTGGTGAGGCGCCGGCCCGGGCGGGTTTCCTGCACCCCTTCCCTGCGAACCTCGTACACCTTGCAGACCTCCTGACCGTCGTGATTCTCGAGCATGACCATGATCTTCACGTCGGCGGAGCCACCCTTCTTGCCCAGGGCTGCCTGCTCTGCGGCCACGGCCAGGGCGGATGCGCGGTTCTCGTGCAGTGCGTCGTGCCAAACTTGGCGAGCGCTGATTACTTTCATGGTCGTTCTCCCTGGATGCGATTGGTCTTCTTCAGCAGAAATTCTTCGTAGCAACGCTTGCGGCGCACTGCCCCAGCCCAGGACAGCGCCACACCGCCCACCACCATGAGGGTGGCCAAAATCAGGAATCCCCATGCTGGTGTCATGCTGCTTGCTCCTGTGCCTGGATACGGACGCGCACAGCGCCGCCCTTGATCGTTTCCTTGCTCACCCTGATCTGGGTGGCGAACACGTTGTCGTCGATTCCCAGCGCGTCTGCCAGGCCGTCACGGCCCGCTTTGAACATCGCCAGCAGGTTGTCGTCGTCGCGCCGGCGGCGATCGGGCGGCACGAACTCGAGCATGAGCAGCGCATCACCCTCTGGTGCCTGGATGCCCGCTTGCTTGGCCAGGAGAAAGCAGGCGTAGCGATAGGTCTTCGCCGCTTTGCTCTTTCTGGTCCAGTGCACCCGGGCGTTCGGGCTGCATGCGGCCGGTGGCCACGGTAGTGTCAGTTCCGTCATGCGGCCCCCTTCACGGTCAGAATGCCAGCCCGAATGAGGGCCTCATGAGTCTCAGCGATTGCCCGAGGCATATCGGACCAGTCCACCTCTCCCTTCCCCCGGCCATCGAGCACGTCATGACAAGCACTACAGGCGTAAACCGCCACGGTGTCGAAGCCCTTCATGCCCATGCCCTTCTGCCCGCATGGCAGGTGGGCCAGCACAGTGGTATCCGGGTTGAAGTTGCAGATGCCTATCAACCTGACCGTACAATCCTGTCCCCTAGCGCTTTCTCTGATTTTCTTGCTGGCGATTTTCATACGACGCTCCCCCACGCTTCTCCGCGAACGATCTTTCCAACAGTGCCGCGGTTAACTCCTGTCACTCTGGCGATATCCAGCTGGGAGTTCTTTTGAGCGTGAAGCCTGCGGATCTGACGAACCTGATCCGGCGTTACCTTGGCGTTCGGGTGGGATACCCCCTCAAGCTTTGTGCCGTGCCTAACCTTGTCAGCCTCATTGTCTTTGTGAGAGCCCCAGGCCAAGTTCTCAGCCCTTGAGTTCATTTGATCCCCGTCAAGGTGCCTGACAACCTCACCCTCACCTGGAACGAAAGCCTCTGCGACCAGCCGGTGGATGTTCCTTTTGGATTGATCGGGACCATCGCAGAGGCAAACCGCTGGATACCCTGCGCTCATGCTTTGAGCCAGGATCCGGCCTTCAATCAACTTTTCGCCACGACCGAACTTCACGTATCTGCTGATCGAGCGGACGCGGCCCAGGTTGCTAACCTCGTAGAGGCCTACAAAGCCCAGAACCGGACGCCATCTTTCTTCCTGATCATTGACCGTGCAGTCCTGGCCGCGCGCGCTCTCGCGCACCTTCTTGGATACGACACGCATCAGTACCGCCCTCCCCACCGATCCGGCTCAGTCCAGCGCACGCCATGCTCGGCGCCGAAGGCGTGCATCACCTCGAACAGGTCGCTGAACCACTTCTGCGACTGCTTGCGGGTCGATACGCCCAGGACGACGAAGCCGCCGTCGATGCCCGGTACCGCGTCCTGCTTCTGCACCGCCGCGCTGAAGATATGCTTCCAGTCCTCATCGGTGAGCTTGCGGCCGTACCACTCCACCTGCTGGGAGACGTCGCGGAGCATTGCCCACATCTTCCGGTTGCAGACGTCCGGGCGCTTTTCGTCCTTGATGACCACCACCTTGGGCTTGGTCAGGTCGATGGCGTTCAGGGCGCCATACAGGCGGTTGAGGTCTTGGCTGCTGCGGATGGCGAACTCAGCCATGGTCGCGCTCCTCCATCCGAGCCATCGCCTTGCTCAGCGCGCGGTCATGCTCAACCAGCCCCCGGGCCTTCGAGTAGAGCGCGTGAGCGCGCAGGCCTGCGTATGGGCTGCTGGAGTAAAAATCCCAGCTCAGGTACCAGCCGCCGAGGACTGCCAGAGCATTGCCAACCTGCGTGCGGATCTGGAGATCTCTTTGGAATAGGCTCATACCCCCTCCCCGGCCGGCTGCCCGGCGCGCTTGATGTTCAACTGAGCAATGGCGACGCGCGTCTGCCGCTTGCGTAGGTAAGTGTCGACCCGGCGGCGCTGGGATTCCTTGGCGCGCTCGCGGTCTTTCTTGGCTTTCGAGGCGGTCAGGATGCAGCGCACCTCCGCCAGCTTTTCGCGGACCTTGGGATTGACCTTGGCCCGCACTTCACCGGTGAGTAGGCCGGCAATGGCCTGGCCATCCTCGGTGATCGGCGCGATGCGCAGGTCGGCGAGGTACTTGGCACCGGTATCGTGGGTGATGAGCTGGGCGCGGACGGCGGACTCGATGGCCGTCACCCGGCGCCCGGCGTCGTAGCCCAGCGAAACCTCCCACTTGGCCGGCTGGTCTTCGGCGCGGGCGAAGCTGACCAGGCGCTCATAGGCGCTCATGAAGGCCATCCGCGCACCGATCTTGTCGCCAGCCTCAAGGATCGGCTCGGAGGCGATCATTGCCTGGCGGATTTCGGTGGTGAGCACGACGGTTTCATGCTCGTCACTGGCCGCCAGAGCGATCGACCAAGCCTCATCCTTGCCGGGACGGCTATCAGCCGCGTGGATGTGCTTGAGGACCATGCCGAGCGAAAGGCGCCCAGCAGGCTCTCTACGGCACGCGCGCAGTGCTCCAATGATCACGCCGGGCTCATGCGCCGAAAGATCCTCAGCGATGAGCTGAGCGCCTCCGGCGCTGATGGTCTGCCCCATTGCCTCGGCAGTTGCACAGATGGCCACGGCCAGTTCAGCCTGTTGCTCAGAGGAAAGCATTGCGCTTACCTCCCTGGCTGTTGCGGATCGCGTCAGCTGCTTCCTGCGCCGCGTTCATGTTCGCTTGGGTCTGCTCCTGCTGGCGGGCAGTCGTGGCGTTCATCTGGCGGTTGGTGACCCATTGGGTGTGGTAGGCCTCGGCCTTGGCCAGCAGGTCGCCCAGGTTGTGGCAGCCGTTGATCAGCTTGGCGTCGTTGATCCGCAGGTAGAACGCAGCTACGTGGTGGGCAACCTCAATCCCGAGACGGTCAATCAGCTGGCCCATCTGCCCACCGGCCTTCGCGTTCCATACCGGCCAAGTGTGGTAGCGCTTGCGGTAGGCCATCGCATAGTTGGCCCAGGCCTTGAAGGTTTGCAGGACTGGTCCTTTGGGCCTGGCATGTCTGCCGGGATCTCGCAGCGCGGCTCTTCGCCCCCAACGGGGATCAGTGCAACCACTTTTCCGGCAGGCTGGTTCGGCTCGCCCGAACCTTCCTGCGAACACTGACTGGTTCCCTGATTGGTATCCTGATTATTGGTATCCTGATTTGTCGGATTTTTTTCCGACCTTGGCTCGGATTTTTTTCCGACCATGCTCGGATTTTTTTCCGAGGTAGATCGGATTTTTTTCCGACCTTTGGTGCCGGTAGGTGGGGTCGGATATTTTTCCGACCCATCCAGCTTCTGGTTCCACTCGGTGGCCTTCTCCGTCAGGCGGAACAGGGTGATGCTGGAGGTGCTGGAAAGCTCGATCAGGCCGACCTCTTCCAGGGCTTTCAGCATACGGTAGGCGGTGTCAGGCTTGCCGGTCAGCAACGGCAGTTCATCGGTGATCTTGGCCTTGCTCAGGGCGAAGTAGATCCCGTCCGGCGTCTGCATAGGCTTGGCCCAGCTAGGGCAGCCGTAGACAAACGAGAACAGCAGAGCCTGCTGGGAGTTAAGCCCCCATTCCAGAGCTTTCACCTGGTTGATGGTGAGGGTGAACTGCATATCAAATACCCCTCTTCAGGACGGCCGTCAGCATCCGGTAGTAGCGCTTGAAGCGCTCCGGCTGATCGGTTTCAAGGCTCCAGCCCGGGTCATGGCACCAGCCGCAGGATTCGTCGCAGCTATGGTTGCGCCCTTCGTCTGGGAAATGCTTTTTGATGATCGCGCGGGCTTCCTTGTTGATCGCCGCAGCCTTGGTCAGGAAGCGGCGGCCAGCAGTCGGGGCCAGGTAGACGGTGGATTGTTGGGCGACGATGCTCATGGCAGCACCTTGTAGTTCAGGCCCTGCTCTTCGATCGCTTCTGCACAGCTGTCACGCATGTTGCTGGCAGCCTCCTGGCTGTACTCGCCGAAGCATTCGGTGTTGGGGAGCTCGACTACCACGGCTTCACGGGAGGCCTGCCAGGACCAGGCAGCAGCCTTGAGCATGGCAGCAGCATCGTCATTGGCCGTGGCCGTCATTTCGCCGAAGCCGAATTCTGCGCGGAAGGCGGCCAGGAACTCGGCTTTCATGCCATCTGGCATGTCGTGGATGCTCATGCTGCACCCCGCACGGCCTTGTCGTGGGTGTGCAGGCCGTCCCCGGCATCGTCGAGCGCGGTGATCAGGTCGCGCGCCCTCTGAGCTGCAGCTTCGAGAGCCGCATCCCGTGGGAGTGCTCCGTCCTCGATCAGCAACACGAGATCCTTGGCGGCCTCCATGAGCTCGCAAAACTGCGAATAGTCACCGAGCCCGGCAGCTGTTACGCGTCCGCCCGCCAACTGCATGCCCAAGCGGATTGGCTCGACAGGGGCTTCTACAACAATGGTCACAAGCTTCATGGGCGCTTCCCTCCAGCCAGGCTTACAAGTTCCAGGAAGCGATCCACGTACCAGTGAGGCTGCGTTTCCCGCGGGCACTGAGGGCTTGTTAAATTCTTGCCGTAGCGGAGCCCCTTCTCGGTGATCGACCAAAAGTCGACCATCTCCTGTTTGGAGTTCTTGCGCTGCATGACCTTGAGCACGCCGGCCTGCTGCAGGGCCTTGTTGAACGACGCGGGCGACATGCGGATGCCGTTGTCCTTGAGCAAGGCGGTCAGGGCTTTAGTCGGCAACGAACTGCCGCCAGCTGCGTCAGCCGGCGCGTCCACCGCATAGCTGGGCAGGAACTTCGGATCGAGCCCGTTGCTCTCGGCGATCTTGGCGAGCATCTGCACCTGACAGGATGCGGCTGGCTTCAGCAGGCGCGTGAAGCACTCCATGATTGCGATCTCGCCAATCACCTTGGTGCCGTTGGCCATGACTGCCTGGCGCGCCTCGGACTGGCCTTCCAATTCACGCCAGCGGCGAATCACCTTCATGCGCAGACCAGCGCTATAGCCGGTCAGCAGACAGTCGGTGTGCTCGCGATCAAGCAGATACTCGACCTGCTCGCGGTTCTGCCCGTCCAAGTAGATGTGCTCAAAACTGAGTACATCTGCTTTCAGTTCGGCCAGCATGGCCACAATGTCACGCTTGACGTTGGCGTGACGCTTGCCAGTCAAGCTGGCGATCTCACGCGACGACATCGTGCGCGCCACGAAATCGTGGTTCGCATTTTGTGGCGCGAGGGCTGCGGTATTGCTTTGGATGGCCTGATGCATATATGATGACCTCACACAAGCGTTACGAATGCAGTACAAGAAGCCGGTCTAGCCACCGGCTTTTTTGCGTCTGCGGTTTGGGTGTTGGTGTTTTCAACGGCAGTTCCTCATGAGTCCCTCAGGGGCTTATTAGCCCTTGCGAAACGACCGAACATTGCTTCGGCCAGGCTCTGTTCTCGTCATCCGGTTGAGAGCCTCATTGATGATTTGTGCCGCCAGTTGCTCAGGGGTTAAGCCCTTCTGCCTGGCGAGATACGCCAGATCCGAATTGCCCTTCCCGTCGAGCTGGATCTCCAGCTCTTTGCTTTCTGGCACAGGGCCTCCTCGGCCACTTCAGGCCACGTCAGTCTTCGCGTTAAGCTCTTGCATCATCTGGTCGAGACCGCGCTCCAGAATTTCCCTGGCGAGCACAGCCTTCTGCGTGCGCTTGAAGCGAGCCATTGCCGACAGCAGATCGTCGGCAGCCTCATCCAAGCGAACCTTGGTGGGCTTGTTGTGCAGGTGGTCGGGGTCGAAGTACGACACGGTGGGTTCCTTTGTGGTTGAAAGTGGTTAAGCAGCGGTTTTCTTTGCGCTAGCGCTGGGCTGGGAAGCTTCTTCCTGGGCTTCTTCCTCCAGCGCCTTGAAGACGTCCGGGCGAGCTACGCGCAGGAACATCATTCGGGCACGAGGAATGCCGTGCTTTTTCCAATCGCTCACCGATGGCGGGCGTACCTCGCACAGCTCGGCTACGCGAAATGTCCCGCCCAGAGCGTCGATAATTGCGCTGGGGTTCATGCCTGGTCTCTCCGGCTGGAATCTTAGGTAGAGATATTAGGCATACCTTTTATGCAGGTCAATAGGAATACCTTAGATGGCAGCTGTTAGGCTCCCCTAATGAGCACACTTCAAGAACGACTTCGGCAGATCATGGCCGGGCCTCCGAAAATCTCGCAGGCCGCTTTGGCGCGGGCGTGCGGCATCAAGCCGCCATCCGTAAACGACTGGATTTCAGGAAAGACCAAGACGATCGAGGGTCAGAACCTGCTTCTTGCTGCCGAATTCCTTGGGGTTGCGCCCAAGTGGTTGGCCACGGGTCGCGGACCGGTGCGAAAGTCTGCCGGGCTGGCCGAAGGCTCCAATGTGGAGGCAGCCCTGCAGCCGACCAGGTCCTTTTCCTACCCGGAGATCAGCTGGGTCCAGGCCGGCACCGCAAGGGAGGCGGTTGAGATGGGTAACATCGCGCTATGCCCTCAGCACACTTCGGACGTATGGGCCGGAGAGGATGCTTTCTGGCTCAGGGTGATGGGCGATTCGATGACCGTTGCGTCCGGCAGCCCTTCATTCCCGGAGGGGTTCCTTATTCTGATAGCTCCAGACATCGAGCCGCGGCCTGGGCAGTTCGTGGTCGCCAGGATGATCAGCACCAACGAAGCCACCTTCAAGCAGCTGGTGCGCGACGCGGGCGAGCTGTATCTGAAGCCGCTCAACAGCTCCTACCCGACCAGAGCGGTAGACGACACCTGGGAGATCGTAGGGACAGTCGTCGACGGAAAAATGCCGAAGTCGGTATTCCTGTAGATCCGCGAGTCGGGTCGAGTGGTAATATGGCACCTCTTTCACAAGGAGGTCGCCCCATGGTTCGTCGGATCCACCAGCTGCTTATCGCCTTGGCCATTGTGGCGATCGCCGGGTGCGCAGGCACTCCATTTACGTTTGGCCAGGCCAGCCAGGTCAAGGTCGGCATGACCGAGGACCAGCTCTACGAGATCATGGGCAACCCCTACATGGTCACGTCGAAAGAGGACGGGCAAATGTGGGTCTACTCCCACGCCACGGCTTTCGGCGGAGCGAAGACCGTTTCCTTCGTGACGAAGGACGGCAAAGTGACCAAGGTCCCGTACATCCCGAAAGACTTCATCGCCAAGCCCAGCCCGGACGAGTGATCGAAACCTAACAATCAGGCCCGCCTAGCGCGGGCTTTTTTGTGCCTGCGTGAAAAAAGTTAGGAATACCTATTGACGAGAAAAGAAGGAATGCCTAATGTTTACATCACCGGGCGGCGCTACACAGCCCCTCGACAGGCCCTCAAGCCTCACCGCTCTTTACACATCGATGGGAACCTCGCGGATCGATCCCGGCAACGGCACAGCGCGAGCAATAAATTCGATCCCCATGCCAGCTCTGGAACTGGCCAGCTCGAAGTCATGCGGCGCGCTCCCTCACTGAAAGCGTCAAGCGGGCCAAGGGTTGAGCTGCAAACGCTCCCTGCCGGGTAGCCCTCAGAACGGGCTGATGCATTGGTACAGCGGGCCACGCCGGGGAACCGGTGGAGGCTGCAGCAACGAAGGAATCGCCCAGGCCACCGTGGCGTGTAACGGAGCCATCAGGATTTCCTCGATGCCCTTCTCGCGAGGGGTATCAGGGAAATCAACAGGAGGAAGAACTATGAACCCACCGCAATTCCTCGAGACCTTGCCGGGACAGCTTCTGGCGTGCATGGCACTTGGTCTGGGGATCGCTCTGACATTTTCAGCTGTCGCTCTTCTCGGAAAGGCATGGCGTCATTCATGGGCCTGGATCGATGACAGCTCTCCTGGGCGAAATCCGATTCTAGAGTTGATCGCTCGTCTTCGCGGGTGGACGCCATACGACACAGAGGGATCCAGGGGCACTTACCTGTGGTGGAAGGACAAGAAGGGTGAAACGCAGACAGATGTCTTCTTCTCAATATTCATCATTGCATTCTGGACACCACTGGCAATCTACGTGATCGCCCGGCTATGGCCGCTGGCGCTGTTTTGTATCGCCCTGCTTGCGGTTGCTCACGTTTCCCGCTTCGCCCGCCGCCACAAGAAGCTGTTCGACAAGCACGTCAAAGACCCCGAAGCACACAAGTGACAGACGATTCCCCGGTGCGCCTCAAGCGGGGCGCATCAGGGGGAATCCACTGGAGGAACACAGCATGAGCATCACATTCGACGCGGATAGCGTCAGCGTTGAAAGCGTGGGCCGGAACAGCCAGGTGCGCGTTACGGTTGACGGCAAAGGCAGCGACATCGCTGAGTCGCTGCACATCGACGACCGCCTGTACGACCTGGAACCGCACGAGATCGTGAATCACATCGGCGCCGGCAAGCTACTGGAGACCATGGACGAGGCCGAGATCTCCGAATGGCTGGCCAGCAGCAGCGCAGACCCGAACGATTTCCTCAGCGCCATCGGCGAGGAAACGGTCTTGAAGTGGCTCAACAACGAGTAAGCGCCACGACAGCCTGACGTTAACTGCCCGATGCCCTGCTCCCCATCGCAGGGTAGATCGGGATGCGACTTGTAGTTTGCCTCGGCGGATCAGGGGCGCCACACCAAGCTGGTGCGGTCAGTTAGGTAGCGCTGCCGAAGCTGGCGTAAGTCTTTGGGGTTCGAATCCCCGCCAAGTCGCATCACCGATACACCCCGCATCCCCTTCCCTTCACATCGACCGCATTAGGCAGGCGCCAGGCCACCTTTCACGGTGGGTTTGGTCACCCGCGCCTGCGCCTGACCAATGCGGCCGCACAACCAACCTGGAGGACGCCATGGGCGCACTTCGAGCAGCACAATGGCGGTATGACCATGCTGAGCCGGAAGACGACTCGGCGTATCAGGAAGCGGCGCAGAACTGGATCGCAAGCAAGGCCGAGGAGCTTGTCGGCGGCTGCGATGTTCTGATCCCGCAGCGTTTTGGCGGCCCGGTGGGCGTGCGCCAAGAGCAGTTCGTGGCCAAGGTTGCCGAGCACCTTCGCGCCCTGCAAGAGGCGGAGAAGGACGACCTCAACGCCTTGGCCCTCCTCCTGCTCCAGGCGCAGGCCGGTGGCCCAGTGAAAAGCATGGTCGAGGATGTTGTAGGTCAGAGCGATCACTGCCGCGGCAAGCTGTACGAGATCGCTGAGTCGATGCTCGATCAGTACGCCGAGCAGGGCCTGCAGTATGAGGCAGACGAGGCTCGGCTATGAGCCCTCATGGCATCGCGGTCAGCGCGATCAACGCGGCATCGAGACGATGCTTCTGCCGGGCTCTGGCCCGGTGGAGGACGCCAAGGCCGAAACCCTGGTGGTCGCCTACTTCTCCCTCCTCGCCATCGACGCCGAGGAGTTCAAACACTACTGCGAGCGCATCCGGCGTATTGCCGTAAGGCGCAAGGAGGCTGCATGACCACGCCATTGATCACCACGCTCATCGACGAGCAGGTCGCCGAACTGCCAGAGGCCCAGGCCATGCCAGAAGGCCGAATCCTTATGCTGTTCAAAGGGCCCACCCTGTGGGATGCCAAGCAGGCCGCCAAAGAGTCGTTCATCGAAAACCCCGAGGCCTGGCACTGCCGCTCCTATCTCTGCGGTGAATGGACTGTCGGCTATCAGGTGCGCACATGAGAGACATCGATCGCGCCGTTGAAATCGGCTGGCAGAGTGAAAGCGCCGAGCGCCGGGCAAAGAACCGCCAGAGCAGTGCTGAAATGCTCGCCGAGCGTGGCATCCAGTTCGAAACCAAGAACATGGGGGCGCATCTGGTCGTTTCGCACGACGGCAAAGTCGCCGACTTCTGGCCTGGCACCGGCAAGTACATCCCTCGCGGCGGCGGAAGGCCTGGGCGAGGTGTCTTCAATCTGCTGAAGCTGCTGGGTGTAAAGCCATGACCAGTTACCAACGTGCACGCCGTATCGCGGCTTGGCGCGGCTCATTCTCCATGCTCTTCGCCTGCACCTTCTTCATGCTTGCCAGCGCCCTAGCCGGCAGCATCACTTCCTGAATCACGTAGCCGAGCACGGCGGAACCCATGATTGATCAACAGTATCTATCCGCTCGCCTTTCTTACTGCGCAAATACCGGATCCTTCACCTGGCTACCTCGCCCGCTTTGCGACTTTGTGTCTGAGGAGCGAATGAAGGCCTGGAACACCAGATATGCCGGCTCTCGAGCGGGAAAGGTGAACAGCAACGGATATCTGCTCATCCAGATCAACGGAAAGAGCTACAGGGCCCATCGCTTGGCCTGGCTTGCGTCACACGGTGAGTGGCCGACTCAGCATATAGATCACATCAATGGCAACAAGCTGGACAACCGAATCACCAATCTCCGAGATGTCAGCAGTCTCGAGAACAATCGGAACATGCCCCTTTTGGCCAGCAATAAGAGTGGCCGTGTAGGGGTTAGCTGGTACTCAGCCAGGTCCGAGTGGGTGGCGCACATAAAGGTTGATGGCCGGCAAAAGATCCTTGGCCGCTTCAAATCAAAAGACCTCGCCATTGCTGCGAGGGAGGCTGCAGAGCGCGAGCTTGGTTTCCATCCCAACCATGGCCGCCTGCCAGCGGCGTGACCTGGCATTTCCCTATTACAACTGACGGCGCCGGCCTGGCGCGAGGTTTTCTAATGTCCGCAGAACAGAAACTGATCAAGATCGAAGAGATCAGCGAAGCGAACGCCCCGGCCATTTACGTGGCCGGCGGCCTGAAGCAATTCATCGACATGGTGAAGGCTGAGGTCGAAGGCGAAGTGCCCGACCTGACCACCCGCAAGGGCCGCGAACGCATCGCCAGCCTTGCCGCCAAGGTCAGCAAGTCGAAGACGGCCGTCGAGAAACCGGGCCGCGACTACCTGCGCCGGCTCAAGGAAATGCCGAAGGTGGTCGAAGCCGAACTGCGCGAGTTCGTGACCAAGATGGACACGCTGCGGGACGAGACGCGCCGGCCGCTCACCGAGTGGGAGGCCGCCGAGGACGCCCGCATTGATCGCCACAACGACCGCCTGGACTGGCTGCGCAACCGTGACGATGGCCTGGATGCTTTGGAGGCAGCGGACATCAAAGATCGCATCGCCTCTGTCGAAGAGGTGGTTGTCGGGCCTGAGTGGGAAGAGTTTGAAGCTGAAGCCGCTCGCGAGAAGGATAAAGTCCTGAATACCTTGCGTGCCGGCCTGGCCAAGCGCGAGAAGTACGACGCCGAGCAAGCCGAACTAGCCCGCCTGCGCCGCGAAGCAGAAGAGCGCGCCGAGCAGGACCGGATTCGAGCGGCACAAGAGGCCGCTGTCGAGGCCGAGCGCCAGCGCGTGGCCCAGCAGCAGCAAGCAGAACGCGAAGCCGCAGCCCGCCGAGAGCAGGAACTGCTTGACCAGGCCGCTGCGCAAGAGCGCGAAGCCGAGAACCAGCGCCTGCAACTCAAGCTGCAAGCCGAACAAGCCGAGCGCGCCCGGATCCAGGCCGAGGCCGACCGCGTTGCGGCAGAGCAGCGGATGGAGCAGGAGCGCCAGGACGCCGCTCGACGGCAAGAGGAGGCAGCCGAGCAGGCGCGCCAGGAAGAACGTCGCCGCGCTGATGCAGCAGCAGCCGAAATCCTTCGGCAGCAAGAGGCCCGCGAGCGCGACAAGGCGCACCGGGCCAGCATCAACCGCACCGCATTGGAGGCCTTCGTCGCCGGCGGCATGACCGAGGAATACGCCAAGCAGGCAATCACCCTGATTGCCCAGCGCAAGATCCCGAACATCGCTATCACCTACTGAGGCACAGACCATGACCAGCGCAATCATTGTGCCCGAACAGCGTCGCCAGGCAGTGGCTGCGCCCGGCCCCGTCGACAACAGCATCATGGCGGTGATCAGCCGAGCAGCCGCCGACCCAACCTGCGACATCGAGAAGATGGAGCGGCTCCTGGCCATGCATGAGCGCATGCAGGCCAAGACAGCAGAAGCCGCCTTCAACTCCGGCATGGCGCAGATGCAATGCGAGATCCCGACCGTGTTCGAAGCGGCGGTGAATCTGCACACCGGCAACGCCTACGCCACGCTCGACGACATCACCCGGGTGGTCAAGCCGATCATGCAGCGGCACGGCTTCGCGATCACCTTCAAGGTGGAGAATCAGGACAAGTCGATCAGCGTCACCGGCATCCTGATGCACCGCGACGGCCACCGCGAGCAGACAACCATGACCCTGCCGGCCGACATCGGCAAAGGCCGGAACGATGTTCAAGCCGTCGGCTCCTCCACCACCTACGGCAAGCGCTACGTGATGTGTGCCTTGCTGAACATCACAACCGGCGACGTCAGGGACGACGACGCGCAATCGTCGGATGGCTCCGATACGGCGGAAATGCGGGCCCAGGCGCTGGGCGACATCCTGGCCCAGGTCGAAGCAGCCGCAACCCCCGACGAGCTCAAGGATGTATGGCAGGCATCCGTAAAGGTCATGCAGGCCAGCGGTGACAAAGCCGGATACGACGCGGTGAAGATCGCCGTTACCAAGCGGAAAACAGTACTGGAGGCCACCCCATGATCATCGTCAATTGCACCCAAGGCTCGCCCGAGTGGCTGCAGGCCCGCGCTGGAGTGATAACCGCCAGCATGTTCAGCACCGCCCGCTCGAAAGTGAATGGGCTGACCGCGCAGCAGCGAACCTACGTCGACGCCATTCTGGCGGGGCACAGTGAAGCCAAGGCGCGCGATCTTGCCGGATACAAGGCCGGGCCGAAGGCGGAGGTTGTTCAAAGGGCGCTGGATGGCGAAAAGGTGGGCGAGCCATCGAATGCCGCCCTCACCTATGCCTTCGAGCTGGCCGTCGAGCGCATCGGCGGCGCCCCGCTCGATGGTGGGTTCGAGACCTGGCAGATGCGCCGCGGTCACGAGTTGGAGCCGGAGGCGCGGATGGAGCACGAAATCCAGACAGGCCTGATCGTCACGCAGGTCGGCCTGGTCAAAACAGACGACGGCGCGTTCGGCGCCAGCGCGGACGGCTTCATCGGTGAAGACGGCGGAAGCGAGTACAAGTGCTTCCTGGCCCCGGACAAGCTCCGCGCCTTCCACATCGACAACGACGCCAGTGATGTCATCGACCAGGTGCAGGGCTGCATGTGGATCACTGGTCGGAAATGGTGGCACATCGGGATGTACTGCCCCCTCCTCAAGCCGGTAGGCCGCCAGCTCTGGTGGCGTGAGTTCAAGCGCGATGACGACTACATCGAACAGCTTGAGCAGGACCTTTGGGAATTCAAGCTATTGGTCGACGGCTTCGAGCAACAGCTGAGGAGCAAAGCAGCATGAGAGGCGTCAACAAAGTCATCCTAGTCGGCACCTGCGGCCAGGACCCTGAGGTCCGCTACCTGCCCAACGGCAACGCGGTCACCAACCTGAGCCTGGCCACCAGCGAATCGTGGAACGACAGGCAGACCGGCCAGAGGGTCGAGAAGACCGAATGGCACCGCGTGGTGCTGTTCGGCAAGGTCGCTGAGATTGCCGGCGAGTACCTGCGCAAGGGCTCCCAGTGTTACATCGAGGGCAAGCTGAAAACCCGCGAATGGGAGAAAGACGGGATCAAACGCTACGCCACAGAGGTGCACGTCGACATCAACGGCACCCTGCAGCTGCTCGGGGGGCGGCCTGACAACCAGGGCGGCGGCCAGCAGCAACAGCAACAACGCCAGCCTCAGCAGCAACGACAGCAACACCGTCAGCAGCCGCAGCGCCAGCAGTACCAACAGCAGCGCCAGGCGCCGCAGCAACAGAATCAGCAAGCAGGGTATGGGCCGGACCCCGAAAGCTTCGACGACGACATCCCGTTCGCCCCGCTCCACCACTTGGCGGGCGCATGATCGCCACCATGTCTCAGCCTGTGCCCGCCGTGAAGTACGCGGCGGCCATGGCCAGATCCACTGGTCAGCCTTGGGGCGTATACCGAGGAAACAAGCGTCTACTGGTGGTTATGCCGTCTGGCTCGACGAAGAAAACGCCCATTGAGGTGTGCCACCCATGAGACGCATCCAGAAACTCACGCAGCAGCGTCGCCGCCAGCTGCACATACACATCCCGCCCAGCGGAATCATGGAGGTGCCGTATGGCGATGTCACCCAAGGAACGCGACGAGAAGCGCCGCGCCAAAGCCGCCCGGTTGCAGGAAGAAGACCTGCGCTTGAAGGTTCGACCCGGGACTAAACAGGCCCTGCTGGAGCTGATGGAGTGGGCCGGGATCGAGGAACAGGGCGAGGCGATGACGCTGATGATTCATCACCTGCATGGGCTTGGCCCGAGCGGCGCGCTGCCGCTGTTGACACCTCCGCGCCACGAAATCACGGTGTCACCGGCTGTGGCGCGGAAGCTTGAGAATTTCCGGGCGCGCGAGGCGCTACGGATTGCTCACGCTGAATAGATCAGACCGAAAGCTGCTTCAGGTGAGCCAAGTACTCAGCTGCGGCTGTCTTCTGGGTTGTTCCGCTAGCATTTTTTTCGCCCATGATCGACGAATGCGCATCAGCAAAGAGGCCATCCAGATCCCGCCCATTGCGCTTTGCATTTGCAACGAGTGCGAGTACCAGGTGTTCAAGTGCGTCTGTTTGTGCTTGGTGCAGGCTCATTTTCTCTCCTTGTAAACCGGCTCCATGCCGGTCACCCGTAATACCCCATCCCAAACCAAATTGCCACCATGTGGACCGACCCGATTCAGGGTGTGACATGACCCGCCGGTGGGGCTCAGCTGATGGATTCGACAAACACCCATGACCCCACAATCGTAAGCACCACCACAGCTACTACCACGAAGACCATGTAGCGAAAGTCGCCCTGGGTCATTACGGCATTCCCCCAAATTCTTAGTGTTTGAGGGGTAGAGCAACTCTCATACCAACACCATGCCGCATCCGGCCACGGAGGGCGGCGCATGCATGGAGTACCGCAATGCAAGTCGAGACCTCCACTGTCACCAAGCTGCTGATCACTGGCGCCGAAGGCCTGGACCCGATCAGCGTCTACCTCGAAGACTTTGAGCCCTGCAAGGGCAAGATCACCGTCAGCTGCTACGACAAGACCTGGCACGCCTACTGGGGCGGTATGTGGGATGGCCTGACCATCGGCCAGTTCTTCTGCAAGCTGTACGACGCCTACATCATCGGCTACTTCGACCGGTCGCTGAGTTCTCGCCGGTTCAGCGCTGAAGCGCTGGCCGACAAAGCGCGGAAGGTGATCGTGCAAATGCGGCGTGACCGGGATCTGGACGCAGAAGATGCCCGAAGCCTGCTCGACGAGGCTGAGGATGTTCGACACACCAGCTCGCTCGATGAGTGCGGCGGCGCCCACCGCGAGTTCCTGCACCGCGTATTCGGTGACGACTGGTGGAACCTGCCTGCCGATGCCATGGAGCCCAATCCAGATTGGGCCTACCTCTGCCGCATCATCGAAACGGTGCAGCAGGCCCTTGCCAAACAGTTCCCGATAGACGCCTGACCGTCCTTCGCTGCCAGCCAGCCTCAGTCGACTGCGCGCCCGTCAACACAAGATTCAACGCACGCAACAATCGCCGTAAAGCTACCGGTGAAGCTGTGCCGAAGCTCTCTCGGCATGTCGTAGGAAAAGTGGACAAGCCAAGATCCGTCGCCCAGCAGCACAGCCTCCTGACGGTACTTATCAACCTGATCCTCATCAATGCCGAGAGCTGCTGCGATTTCCTGGTTTGTTGGCTCGCGGTCCATCGGGTATTCATCTCGTTGACTGGTATTACAATGAATAACCCAAATGCCATTAAATTGCCACTATCAGGTACAACACCGGCCAAGCCGGTGCATGCATGGAGAAAACCATGAGCGATAACCAGACCCCAATCGGCTAGGGTCGGCGGCGAACTCACAAGGGCTTCACCTTCTCCCGCATCAACACCCAGCTGTAACCCCTCTCCCCTCTATTTCGAGCAGGTCGCAGCACGAGGCGTGCTCCGGGCACCCTCAGTAGCAACCCGGCGAGCAAGGCCAACGCCCCACGCCATTGCCCTGGTCATCGATTCGCCAGGGCGAGAGTCAAAGGCCTCTTCATGCAAGGGCATGCCTGAAGGCGCATAGACCCCAATAAACATTTGCGTATTGCCTATCCGCGACAGCCGCACCTGGACATTTATGAGCGTTCCATCGTCGAGTGTTTCGTCATGAGTCCTATGGTGAAGCGTCGGGTCAGCCCAAGACCAAAAAACATCACCGCGAATTCTCATGCCGTCCTCCTACGACTTTAGTTGTGTGCGTTAACCCAACATAGCCTAACCGCAGCAGCTCGAAGCCGCATCTGAATGATTAATGATCTGAATCAGATAATTGGCTAGTACCGCTGTTCCTAACCACTTTCCCCTCTATTCACTGCCGCGATATGGCGGCCAAGGCGAAGCTATGTCTCAAGCAAAGGAAAGACCGATCCTGTTCAGCGGGCCTATGGTCCGCGCCATCCTGGAAGGCGAAAAGACGGTCACCCGCCGGGTGATGAAGGTTCAGCCGGTCCTGAAGAATGGGTTCTGGCAGGTTTACGGTGCCGGCTGGGGTGAGGGAATGACCAGTATCCCCGCCATGTTGGGTCACAGCCTCTCTACCAACTGCCCGTATGGCAGGCCAGGCGAACGTCTCTGGGTCCGTGAGACCTTCAGTCGCTCTAATCCAGGCGGTGACGAAGGCGTTTACTTCTACCGGGCAGATGGGCGATTCCCCGCAGCCATGGGCGGCGGTCGCTTCTACGGCGACGAGCGCTGGAAACCGAGCATCCACATGCCGCGGGTCGCCTCTCGGATTCTGCTGGAGATCACCAGCGTCAGGGTTGAGCGCTTACAGGCGATCTCCGAGGCTCAGGTCGTAGCGGAAGGATGTCAGGCGCTGGAAGGCTGCAAGTGGCATACCTTCGAGGAGGCTGCCGCCGGCGTTCCGATGCACGACCACACCGCGCGGGATGCTTTCGAGGCGCTATGGGAGAGCATCAACGGCACGGAGTCGTGGCCTGCAAACCCATGGGTATGGGTCGTTGAGTTCAAGAGGGTACAGCAATGACCCGCCTCGCCCTCTGCCTCCTGCTGCTGGCCACCGGCGCCAGCGCAACCGAGAACGTCATCGACGTGCAGCACGACAGCCAGCGCGGCGTGACCTGCTACCTGCTGAATGGGGTCGGCATCAGCTGCATCCCCGACAGCCAGCTGCAGGCCGGCAACGAGCGCCAGCTCTCCCCGCACGAAACCCAACCCGAACCTACACCCGCTCTGGCGCCTGGGCGCTGGATTGATGAGAGGTATCAGCTGTGAGCAAAGCCGCCCGCAAAGATGTTCTGGACGAAATGACCAAGGAAGACTTGGTGGACTGGATCAGGTCGCAGCACTTTTTCGTCAAGCCCAAGAAGAGCGATGTTCTGTACCTGCGCTGGCATCGGCAATCAGCCGCCGTTATCGATGAGATGGAGAAGGAAAACCGCTCACTTGATCACCTCGACTTCGGAGAGCGTGATCGCCTGGCCAAGCAATTCAACGCCTCAAAAGACCCGAATGAGCGCCTTCGGCTGATCGAGAAGATCGAGCCATATGACAAGGCCATGAGGGACCATCTGAGCCGATCCGAGGCGATTAACCGCAAGCAGAAGCGAGTGGATGCCCTTTACGAGCAGATCGATGTGGAGCGTAGGAAGGAGCAGCGTGCATGACCGACCTGATCGAAGTGAAGACAGCCGAGCTAGCAGGCGAGGCGCTGGGGTGGGCCGTGGGCAAGGCTGAGGGGCTGGAGCTCGACCTGGCGGCTCCGATCTACGGCAACGGGTGGCGCGTGTTCGTGACCTATCGTGGCGAAGTCATCGAGCACAGCAAGCGCTATAACCCCTGGGAGGACTGGGCGCTTGGCGGCCTTCTGATCCAGAAGTACCGCATCGGCTTTGGCCTGTACTCCGATTCATTCTTTGCCGTCACCGGGCTGGATGACACCACAGGCGACGCGGACGGCTTGACCCACCTAATCGCCGCTTGCCGCGCCATCGTCGCCGCCAAGCTCGGCGGTACCGTCCAAGTGCCCAAGGAGCTGATCCAATGACCGAAGTTCACCGCTACAAAGCCGTCAAGATGCTTTCCAATGAGGGAAACCGCATCAGCTACGACCCGCACGGCCCTTATGTCGTGATGGCTGAGGCCTACGACCAGCTCAAGGCCGAGAACGATGCCCTGCGCAAGGAGGCCGAGCGCAACAAGCGCATGCTGTTGGATGCATGCGTCTCCATCGGCAGCATTGGCGAAGCCCTCGGCCTGGATATGGACGCCGACGCCGACATGATGATCGGCACAGCCCGCGATCTGATCGAAGGCCTTAACCGCATCATCAAGGAATGCCCGCTTGGTAGCCCTGGCTTTGCCATCGCCACCGAGGTGATGGGAGAGCTTGGCGTGCAGCAGGAGGACGAATCATGATCCTGCCCATGATGTACGTAGCCTTCCACCTTTACAGGTGGCCGCGATGACCTGCATCCGTGTGGAGTACGGCTATGTGTGCATGTCGCCGTTCTTCAGGTTGCCGCTAGCAGACGGCACGCGGGTGTTCATGTCCTGGCACAACTACCTCGGCCCGACCTTCTTCCGCGACCGAAATGAGCAGCGCGAGATCGAGGACTGGTACGAAAATCTGCTGATCTGTGACGCCCTCGACTGGTTCTGCAAGCGCGGCCACCGCGCCTAACCCCTTCCCCTACTACTCAAGCCCGCCGACATGCGCGGGCGAGGATCATGCATGCTCGAAAACATCGAGGTGGTGCGCATCAAGCGCTTCGCCGCAAACACGGCTGGCCGCGATTTCGCGGTCGGCGATATCCACGGGCACTTCACCCGCCTGCAGGCCGCCCTGGACGCAGCCGGCTTCAACCCGGCAGTTGACCGGCTGTTCAGCGTGGGCGACCTGGTCGACCGTGGGCCGGAAAGCCTAGCAGCCCTTGAATGGCTTGAGCGTCCATGGTTTCACGCGGTGCGCGGCAACCACGAGGAAATGACCGTGTCGGCTTTCCGCGAAGGGAATACCGACCTGCATTTCTGCAACGGCGGAGCCTGGTTCTACGCGCTATCGCAGGATGAGCGGGCCGATGTCGTTTTGGCGCTTGAAGCCCTTCCGCTGGCCATCGAGGTTGAAACCACGCACGGGATTGTCGGAATCGTTCACGCGGACGTGCCATATGGTCGCTGGCCAGATTTCAAGCTGAGCATTGAGACTGGCTCCCCGGCAGAGGTGGACCATGTTCAGGCAGTCGCCCAGTGGTCCCGCAGCCGGATCAATGACGGCAATACCGAACCAGTAGCTGGCATCAGCGCCGTAGTGGTCGGCCATACCCCGCTCCGGCAGCCTGCCGTGCTCGGCAATGTTTTCCACATCGACACCGCCGGCTGGATGGATGGCCACTTCACCCTGCTGGAGCTTGGCTCCCTCCAGTGCACACCACCAATCAAGCCAGGCGTCAGCCACGACTGGGACTGACCGAGGAGTAACCCATGAACCTGATCGACTGCTACGTCACGAAGATCCTCGGCGAGCCGTACCGCAAGTTCGGCGCCTGGTGGGTCGATGTCGAGTACGACGCTTGGGGCAGAACCAGCAAAACCCAGCTCATGTTCCGCACCGAGGAAGCCGCCCGGGCGGC